AGGAATATGAAAACGTGAGTTTTACAAAGCAACATTTACGGCTTGGAAGCAAGCAACATGTGCATCAATTACAACTTTGTAATAAATGTGAAGAAATGCGGCCACCGGAAGGTGGCATACAAATGAGTGCAGCAAGATGGATTTGCGCTTGCTGCTGGACCAAACGAGTAACAACGAGGAACCTTGTACAACATGCCAAGACCAAAACCACCCGAGCCATTGATCGGAAGACAAGTGAGGATGTCTGACCGGCAGTGGATGATTTTGAACCAATTAGGCGGAGCGGAATGGCTCCGGAATTTGTTAGATAAAAAGGCACCGATGCCTAAGAAATACTATGAAGTCTTTAAAACAACAAAAGAAGCTGCAACCCCAAGAGCAGCCACAAAAACCTTTGAGTCAGGAAGAGTTGAAGGCGTGGTGGCCGTTCACAAGACTTGACCCAAAGTTCTTTCCTAAACCCAACCAACGCGAGCAATCGCAATATGAAGAAAGTCCAATATGAAAGCAACTAAACGTAAAAATACAAGAACCGCAAAAGCCCGCTCATTTATGCAGAGTAATCCTGCTGCAGCGCCAAATGAGGTAGCAGCGCGCTTCAGTCTGACCAAGCAAACTGTCTATGTTCTGCGCAATGCGATGAAGAGAAAAGGCTTTGTGTTCCCGCCAAAGTCACAGCAGTTGGCCACGCTTGCTCCTGCACAGCAGAGCGCTGCCGGCAGCGCACCATTGGCAATTGAGATGTTTGATTTCCCTGATCAGGTAGACGAGACCCTTGACGCTCGGGCCGTGGAGTACGGCAAGTTCATTGAAGGAGCGGAGGTCATGCAGATGTTGAAACGTGTTGTACAGGCTGCCTTGAACAATCGTGACAAGACGTTGGCACATGATCAGGCCGAGGCCATGGACATGATCATCCACAAGATTGGCCGCATTGTGAACGGCAATCCTGATGTGGTTGATCACTGGTTAGATATTGCAGGCTACGCCAAGTTGGTAGCAGACCGCCTCGAAGGGCGCGTCCGGTAATTACTTTGCCTCGCCCCAGTTGGGTCCGATTTCCACATCGCACCGACTGGGGACTTGAAGGTTCACGCACGTTGCCATGATCTCGGCAGCACGCTCAGCTTCCTCCCTTGTCTTAACACTCAGCGCCAGTTCATCGTGAACTTGCAGCATGGGCATGATCCCCTCCCGAGCAAGCGCTACCATTGCCGCCTTTGTCTGGTCGGCAGCAGACCCTTGGATCAAACGATTTAAGCCCTTGTAGGTGCCTGCGCGCTTGATCCGTTGGCCATATTCCATGACGGCTTGTTCACGTGGCAGAGCTTTGTTCACGCCCCACTCCATCGGCTCCCATAGTGGGAACCGGCACTTGCGTCCAAGAAGGGTGCGAATGGAGCCGCCTGACGCGGGATGCTCGATCCTTTTCATGACGGCGTTCACCGTGCCTTTTAGGAACGGGACATTCCTGTGGAATTGGTCGATAAGTTCTGACGCTTCGTCAAGGTTCAGGTCCAGTTGCGCGGCCAGTTTATTCTTGCCCATGCCGTACATCAAACCCAGACCAATGGTCTTGGCAGCTTTACGTTTGATGCCTGCCATGTCGGCAACCATCTGGTGAAAGTCCGTGTTAGGGTTCTCTTGATAGGCTGCCACCATCTTCTCGGCTCCGGGTAAATCGAGCAGGTTGGCATAGTGGACTAAGAGCCTTGGCTCCTGTGAGGAGAAGTCATTTGAGGCCCACATCTCCCCGTCTTCAGGAAGAAACAGGCTGCGGACCATGGGTCCAATGATCTCGTGGCGGGCGGGGACCTGCTGCAAGTTCGGGTTGGCCATGGACAGACGTCCTGTAACGGTGCCGCCATCATCTGAGCGCATCTGGTTGACGTGCGGATGGATACGGCCGGTCTTTTCGCTAAAACTCAGGTAGGGGGCAAGGAAGGTGCTGTGCGTTTTGTTGGTCTCGCGCGCCTCCACAATCATCTTGGCGATTGGGTGCTCACAGCCATCCAAGAAACCTTTTGTAAAGCTCGGTTGGCCGTTCTCGGTCTTTGCATAAGGAAGGTGCAGCTTGTCAAACGCTAGGGCGATGCTTTGTGCGGCCCAGATATCGACGTTGGATCCGACAAGTGATTTGAGGTCTTTGTGGATTTGTTTCTCACGGGCAATCAGTTGGTCAATCAACTGCTCACATTTGGTCCGGTCAAAGCGGATCCCGCGGCTTGTCATGTTGTGCAGGACAGGGAAGGCTTCTGTTTCGAGGTTGAAGATGGATTCAACTTCATCCTGACGCATGCGGATCTTGAATGCCTGCCACAGTTTCAGTGTGAGCGCTGCGTCCTGTTCAGCGTACTCTCCCACATACATGGCGGGTAGTTTCCAAAGTTCCTTTTTTGGATGAACTCCGAAGTCCGCAGCGGCTTGTTTGAGACCTTGTTCTGACTTGACTTCTTGGAGATAGTCGAATCCCAAGGAGTTGAGAGCGTAGCTGAAGCGGTTTTCGTCAAGAATTGGGGCAGCGAGCATGGTATCAACGATCCGTCCGTTAACCTTAAAACCACTTGCTTGTAGCCACCCCAAGTCATAGGCGGCGTTATGCATAACCTTATCGGAAGGGTAAGCCAATACGTCCGCGATCCATCGTTCCACTCTGCGTCTGTCCAGATTTCCACCACCTTGATGCGCCACCGGAAAATATCCAGACCATCCATCGACGGCAATGGCGTAGCCGACAACGAAACCGTCGTTCCGAGGCCATCCCGGGCCCATGGATTCCAAATTGGGGTCGCAAGTTTCGAGATCAATTGCTATTTCTTTCGCTGTTGAGAGGTTAGGGAACACCTCTGGGGCCACCCATTCGGTTGTGGTGGGAAAAAGGGGTATTGTTTTTTTCATATTTTGAAGCCTTTTTCAATATGTTTGGGTAAAACTAGGTGAAGTGTCTGCTTGGCGCGGGTTATTCCCACGTAAAAGAGCCGGTGAACGTTGTCCCCATTACTTGCATACTCTTTTGCAAACCTTGGTGAAAGGTCCATGAGCAGCAGCACATTGTCCGCCTCGCCACCCTTGGCTCCGTGGATCGTGGACAGTTTAATTCGGCCCATGGTTGACAGTTTGGTGCCGCGCCTGAGGACTGCAGTGAGGTAAAAACGTTTGTCTTCGGTAATGCGGGACAAGGCTTCGTGCCAGATGGCATCGGTCTGCAATCCAAAGCTTTTCTGCAGGTCCTTGATGCTGTATTCAAGCAGCGCTTCGCCCTTAAACGTGCGGTAACCCTTGGTTATATATTCAGCGCCAATGTATTTGTAGACGTTTCTGATCTCATCACCATACAGGAACGCCCCTTTGCGCAGCTTTTCCCATGCCTGTACGGCTTTTAAAAGGGTCAGGCTAAGGCTTGGTACCCCTGAGCGCTCAAAAAGGATTCCAGAGGCCCGTAGCCATTCATGGATAGGATCCAAAAGATAGTTGGTGCTGCCCATGATGAGCCATTGACCGTCATCAATAGGCACATCTTCAAAGCGGTAATAGGTCATGATGGAGCCCTCGTAGTCGCGGGGCTTCCATTCTTTCTCTTGGCGCTCTTTGATCTGCTCTACAACTTTGTTGGCAAGCTTGTGGACTATTGATGGGACGCGGTAGGACTGATCAAGGACGGTAATCTGGCCCTCAAATGACAAGAAGCTCTTGACATCTGCACCTGCCCAAGTGAACACTGCCTGATCGTCGTCGCCGGCGAGGAATACCCGTTTGGATTTTTTAGCGAGGGATTCGACAAGCTGCCACTGCAGGCGTGACAAATCCTGTGCTTCGTCCACGATCAGCACTTCAAGCGCGGGAAGGCGCTCTGGCTGCACCACAATCATCTCCAGCAGGTCTGTGAAGTCAAGTAGTTCTTTACTACGTTTGTAGTGCCGGTAGGAGCGCTCGACAAATTCAAAGTGATGCCATTCGATATCAAGGCCGCATCGGTTGTAGTGCTCCCGCAGATCTACGCCGCGGATGCGGGCCAGATTGATCTCGTTCAGGATGGGATTGTCGGCCTTGGCCATGTCCACATCATCTTCTTGGACCACGTTCATTTGAATACCGGCCTCGGCGGCAAACTCTCTGTAGTCTGCAGGCTTCATCATGAAGTCCACCTTGACGGCAAGGCAGTGGAAAGCCAAGCTGTGCAGGGTTCTGAAGTAGGGGAAGTCGGTGCGCGCATTCAGGGCAGGGAACTTCGCAATCGCTCGGTCCTTGGCCTCTGTTGCGGCTTTCTTTGTGAAAGAAAAATAGCCGATCTGCATGGGAGACAGATCGGCTGCCAACTCGCGGTCAACCACGTTCAGAAGGTACGTGGTCTTGCCTGAGCCCGGAGGTCCGAAGACCTTGCGGATATCACTCATCGTAGTCCTCGTCCCACAAGTCTTCCATCCAAACAAGGATGGGTGTGTCGGGGCCCATGTAAGCGCCCTCAATGTTGAACTCAATGTATTCACGGGCTTCTTCAGCGTCCATGCCATCGCGCTCCATGAGCGTTGTGCGAATAGCTTCTGCGTCGTATACCAGAACTGATATACGGTTTCCGCCTTGCCCCCAAATCATTGCAGGGCCGATAACAGCATCGTCGTGTCCGTCAATTTTCAGCATCAGAATGGGCTCCCTGTAGTGCGTTTGGTTTGTGATTCAAATGGTGCGTCCTGTTTCTGAAAGCGCGGTATACGCCAACAGCGCACAGTCCGGCCTTTGAGGAACAGCGGTATTGGCTCGCCACCCATATCGCGAAGGCGCTGAGCCATCTTCGGAGCCGTGAGGCCAATGAAGTTGTTGCGCTTCAGGTGTGCTTCAAGGTCCTTGATCCGGAAGTAGGTTTTCGCTTCATCGACATCCGTCCACGGGCGGCCCATGAGCATCTCTTCGCGGTCCATTGCTTCTTGCATGTGGGTTGTGAATTCTTCAAGCAGATCCATAAAGCGGCCAGTAATGCTTGTGTCCTCTGGTGCGTCGGTGATCTGCTCTGTTTCCACCATCTCTTTGAGAAGGGCGTTGAGCAGTTGTTCCCAATCTTGCTTGCGCAAGGTGGGCGGCAGCACGTTGAGTTTTTCAAGACAAGCCTTTTGGAAAGCCACTTGGGTGAAGAGGCTCTCGGTATCCAACTCGACTCTGCGTCCGTTGACATCCAAGAACCACAAAGGTGGCTCACTGGCGTACTTGGAGAGAGCCGCTATCTGAGGCGCATCAGGACCGTTTGTTCCGATGCCGAATTTGCGCGTGCGGCATAGGCCGGAGTTGCAGAAGCTATTGAGCGGCGCATCTTTGCACTTGTAGAGGTACTCTTTCTTTCCAACCTGTTTGACAAGAATTTGGACTTCGTTATTGGGTAGGGGCGGTGAGACATACTTGAAGTTGTACTCAACCATCTTATCTTCCCACGCTGCGGGGAATGCGCGCTTAAGAAAGACTCCAATGTTGAAAAGTCCATTATTACGGGTGCCCTCGGGAAAGCCTTGGGCGCACAAAGCCTGTAGGCAAGGCGGACCATCTTTGACGGGACTCTCCGCTTGCTTCGGCGGCTCTGGAACAACAAGCGGCAGGTCTTGGACGGATGCCTCATAGAGCGCATAGAACTCTTCAAGCGTGGCCGCGGACCCGTCGGCATTGAATGCATACCGCGTCCCGTTATCACCCCCGAAGTACGGAAGGTTAAGGAAGTTTCCGGTATCGCCGCGTTCAACAAGTATCTCAGACTGTTTAGGGAATATTTCGCGGCCGGCCTCACCGAGGAGCGCTGCTGCATTTTTAAGATACTCCTGAAAGTCGCGCGCAGGTGCCGGCTCCCTAGAAAATAAGAAGACATGTGCTCCTCCAGATTTACTGCGGCAGACAACCATTGGCAGCTTTAGCTGCGCAACTTTGTCCACCAAGCCTTTATGGTCCAACGGATATTGGTCAATATCAATGCAGCCCCAGATGCAAGTGTTATCGGCACGAATAGGAATAATGCCAAGGGAAGGATCAACACCATCAAGATGCTGTACCCAAAGATCGTCTGTTGGGGGTTTCCTAACCACCGTAGCTTGTCCCGCTTGTTTTCCATCACCGCGCTCCTTTTTGATACGGTAGGTTCCGTAAGCTATATCCAGACCGCTGAATATCGCTTTGAATTTTGTTATATCGGTCATGCTTCACTCTATAAAGGTGGGGGTACCGGAATGACAAGTCGTCTGCAAGCTTTCGAAAAGCATACCTTGTCAAACTTTCCCCCCGATAATCAGAACGGGACGTCGTTAGCGTTTGGGGCGCTCTCGTGCTCGTGCTTGACCTTTACTTCACCAGTGCCCACTTGGGTAGCGAAGGACTTGGCCGCTTTGTAAGCGTTCATGTCTTCTACCGGACCAATCTTCTCGACTTCCCAACCAAACCATTTACCCTTGTCGTTGGACTCAGCCTGTGTCGTCAGACGATACAGTTGTGAATACATCGGAGGAGTGAAGGGGCCGTTGGCTCCCATCATTTTGGTGGACATCATCATGCTGTTCCACTTGCGCGACTTCTTCAGTTGCGTTGACTTCATGGTGATCAATGCAGGCTCAGGGATGCCTGAATCATTGATGATCATCACGTAGTGGTTTGCAGTGTTCTCGATGTAGTTGCCGTTATCGAGATAGTCCTTGTTGTCGCCCGGTTCGCGGTGCGTGCGGCTTAAAATATCTGACGTTGCCGGATAGATATTCATCGGTGCACCAGAGCCAGAGCCACGTGGTGCCCACTCAATGTACTGACGCACATAAGCGACTGGCAACACCAACAGGCCTTTTTTGCCGTCATACAACTGTCCAGTGACGCTGTTGAGAACCATGCCGGGCAAGGCACCGTCTACTTCACCTACTTCAGGGCTTGTGTTGGTCAAAAGCTTCAAGAATGGCAGGGCGAAATCGTCCTGACTCATGTTCTCAAAACCACTCTGAGCGTCCTGCTCAAAGTCACCCGCCAATGCCAAAGCGTTGGTCTCTTTTACTGCTACTTCTGTCTTAGCCATTTTAAATTTCCTTTAGTTCATGCTGATTTGATGGTTGCTTTTTGGCCCACGTATGCGCCGAAAAGCTCTGTGGGGAACTCGCTACCGCGTTCCACCATTTCGCGAACCCAAGCTTTCAAGGTCTGGGGTTCGATCTTCTGTGCTTGCTCAACTGGGTAGTTTTGCTCGCGCAGTAGATTGAGGAGTGCCTCGCACAGTTGGTCTTCACCACGACCAAACCGCACTGACACTGTGTTCTTAATAATGTCGTCAAAGCCCTTTTCGCGCAGCCACTCGTAGGCTTGTGCGCGCTTTTCTTCCTTGATGCTTGCACTGTAGAAAGGCTTGATGTCGATCTGGCTGCCATCAGCCATCTTGAAGGACTTCATGCCAAGCTCAGAGAGCATCGCGGGGATGGTGTCTTCGAGCAACTTGCGTTGTTGTTCCTTGCGCTCTTTGAGCACATCTTCGATGTCGTCGATTTCCTTTTCCAACTCCTTGGCTCGTTTGGCCAAAGCGCCAACGGAAGACAGGTCCTCGTTCTTGACTTGCAGTGCGCCTGCATCTTCTTCAAATATATTGACGTTACTCATCTCTTTCTCCATTCTCTGTGATATCAATTTTAACTGGGATGTACATCTTCTCGCGACGATCCCACTTCAAAACATTAAAACGGCCTGAGTTGTATGCTGCAGCAACTGCGCATGCAAGCCCGATGGCCACTGGGTCTCCGGCTAAAAGCAGAAAGTCACGATCAGAGAAGTTGCGAAGCTTGCGCCTTAGCAGCCTGACTGTCGGTACTGTGGAAAATGCAATCTGGACATTTGACGGCAATAGCACCGTTGGGTCTCCAAATTTCATTGCCCCTGCAATATCATGATTCGGCATCTCTTGTACGACGTACACCAGAGGGAAATGCTCAGTAGTTGTTGACATGTTTTACGCTATCCTTTCTTTAAACGTGCTTTTAGTGTACACTATCTTTTCGGGGTGTCAACACCTTTTTAAAAAGAAAGTGAGAAAGATATGGATTATTTTTTAAATCAATACCCATTCAAGAACCAACCGTTCGTCCATCAGGCTGCATTTCTGCAGCGTTTCTGGGAGGACAAAGAAGTTGCACTGTTTGCAGAGATGGGAACGGGTAAGAGCTTTATGCTCATCAACAACGCAGCCATGCTATACGACAAGGGCAAGATCAACTCTATGCTCATCGTAGCGCCAAAGGGCGTTTACCGCAACTGGTATACATCCGAATTGCCAAAGCATATGCCGGTGCACGTTACGACGACTGTAGCTTGTTGGTCGCCAACACCACGCAAAGCAGAGCGTGAGGAGATGGACAAGATGATGAATGCCGTAGACAGCATGCGCATTCTGATCATGAACATCGAGGCGTTCAGCACAGAGAAAGGTGTAGCCCATGCGCGCACGTTTTTGCGAGTGACAAATGCATTCATGGCAGTGGATGAAAGCACCACCATCAAGACCCCATCCGCCAAGCGCACCAAGAGCATTATCAAGGTGGCCCGTGATGCGCGGTACAGGCGTATTGCCACCGGCTCCCCTGTTACCAAGTCACCTCTGGATCTGTACAGCCAATGCGAATTCTTAGGACCAGAGTGCCTAAACAGCTACAGCTACTACGCATTCCAAGCACGCTACGCCATTCTGGTTGAGCGCAAGATGCCGACACACACGTTTAAGCAGATTGTGGGCTACAGACATCTGGATGAGTTGCAGCAAAAGCTCAATCGCTTCTCGTTTCGCGTGACCAAGGATGAATGCTTAGACCTGCCTGACAAGGTGTTTGTCAGGCGTGAGATTGAACTCACCAAGGAGCAAACAACCTACTACAACCAGATGAAGCTGATGGCCCTTGCCATGGTTGAAGGCAACTTGATGTCCACCAACAATGCACTGACTCAGATCATGCGGCTGCACCAGATTTGCTGTGGCCACGTGAAGCTTGACGATGGGCAGCAGATAGATATTCCAAGCAATCGTGTGAACGAATTGCTTGCTACGCTTGAAGAATGTAGTGGAAAAGTAATCATTTGGGCCAACTACCGCAGGGACATTGAAAACATCCGGCTTGCCATCCAAAAGGAATACGGCATGACTTCTGTTGCAACGTACTACGGCGACACAGAAGCCGAGGAGCGCCAAGACATCGTGACAAAGTTTCAAGATCCCAACTCTGACTTGCGTTTCTTTGTTGGCAATCCAAGCACTGGTGGCTACGGCATTACCTTGACAGAAGCCAAGACTGTGATTTACTACAGCAACAGCTTTGACTTGGAAAAGCGCCTGCAGTCAGAGGACAGGGCGCACCGTATCGGGCAGACAGACAAGGTGACCTACATCGACTTTGTATCGCCTAACACAGTGGATGAACACATCGTCAAAGCGCTGCGTAACAAAATCAATATCGCAAGCGCGGTGCTTGGCGAAGAAATTAAAGAATGGATCAAATGATGCAACTCGTACCCATCCGCAAGAAATACGTTTACCCAAAACTGGTTCGCATCGACTCCGAGCAGGGGCGCACCTACACGCTAGAGGGGCAGCCGGCCGTGCCTAGCGTGACAACCATCCTGTCAGGTACAAAAGACAAATCACACCTCGATGCGTGGGCCGCGAGGGTTGGTCAGGACGAAGCGGAGAAGATCAGAAATGATGCTGCCAATGTGGGAACGCACATGCACAGCGTTGTGGAACGTCTGCTCTTGAACAGGCCGCTGGAGACACCTCGCACGTGGCTTGCGGTCAAGGGCTATTGGATGGGTTACAAGTTGATTGAAACGTTCATGCCGCATGTGAACGAAGTGTGGGGCACAGAGATACCGCTGTACTACCCAGAGAAGTATGCCGGCACGTCAGACTGCATTGGTGTGTACAAAGATCACTCTGCAATTATTGACTTTAAGCAGACCAACAAAATGAAGCAGCGCAAGTGGATTGAAGACTACTTTGTGCAGCTTGCGGCGTATGCCTTGGCGCACGATGTATCGCATGGGACCAAGATTGAGCAGGGGGTGATCATGATGGTTGCTCAGAACGGTGAGACACAGGAGTTTGTGACATGTGGCCGTGAGTTTGACAACTACAAGGACATGTGGATGCGCAGGGTTGAAAGCTTCCTAAAAAATAGCCCCGAAGCGTGAGCCTCGGGGCTTAAGGATTGTCAAAGAGAGGAGAGCCCCTAAGACAACTGCAGGAAAATCCAATAGCAACCCGCAACAGTTGCGGAGTTATTTTGCACGCGCTGCGCGCATGTTGTCAACTAGGTTTGGATAGGGTCTGCCGGCCTTTTTTGCAGCAGCTTTAGCCGATGCTTTCTTGGCGGGGGTCAATGCTTTTGGCTTGCCCAGACCTTTTGGCCTTGCCTTATCCCAGACTTCTTTTTTCATTTCAGGTGCCTCAATTTGTAAAGGGTGCTTAGGTACGTTGCAAGTGCATCGTCAATCATATTTTGAATCACTGTGTC